CACAACAAGGAGTGCCGAAAATGGCAATCAACATAAAAACCACAGGCAGTCTATCTGCCAATGGCGTGAAATTGCTCGTTTATGGGCAAGCAGGCGCAGGCAAGACCAGCCTAATTAAAACGCTGCCAAGCCCCATTGTGCTATCTGCTGAAGGCGGTCTGCTATCAATTCAGGATGCGGATTTGCCGTTTATTGAAATAAACGATATTGAGACGCTGCGTGAGGCTTATAAGTGGCTTACTGAATCTAATGAAGCAAAAGGCTTTAAATCAGTTGCATTGGACTCCATCAGCGAGATTGCAGAGGTGGTGCTAAACGCTGAGAAAAAAACGACCAAAGACCCTCGCCAAGCCTACGGCGCAATGCAAGAGCAAATGGCCGACATTATTCGCGCATTCCGTGATCTGCCAGGACGCCACGTATACATGTCTGCCAAGCTGGAAAAAACACAGGATGAGATGGGCCGTGTTCTGTACGCGCCGTCGATGCCGGGTAATAAAACGGGCCAATCGTTACCGTATTTCTTCGACGAGGTGCTAGCGCTACGCGTTGAAAAGGATGGCGACGGAAACACGCAGCGCGCCTTAATGTGCGACAGCGACGGGCTATGGCTGGCTAAAGATCGAAGCGGAAAGCTGGAATCATGGGAAGCGCCAGACCTTGGTGCAATTATCTCCAAAATACAGGGAGGCAAATAACATGGCGCTGCCTGAAAAACTTACCGACGATCTAAACCAACTGTCTGCAATGTGGTTGTCTGCCAAGGAGGTAGAGAAAAATGCGACGGACGATCGCCGCAAAATTGAGGACCGGATTAAATCGTTAGCCGGAATATCTGAAAACCTCGAAGGCACGGAAACCGTCTCGCCCGATCAATTCACCATAAAAATAGTTGGTCGTATTGACCGCAAGGTTGACGGCGACAAAGTGCAAGAACTGGCTGCCGAGTTTGGACTAACAGATCATTTATCCAGCCTATTCCGTTGGAAGCCAGATCTAAACATGGCGGCATGGAAAGCGGCAGACGAGTCAATTACAAAACCACTGGCAGCAGCAATTACGGCCAAACCCGGTCGTCCATCATTCACTATCACTAGCAAGGAGCAATAAAAATGGCATTTTTAGGCGAAACTTTCGACATTAACGAACTACCGCAAAGCACGGGCGGCGCATATGATCCGCTGCCGTCCGGATGGTATTTTGCAACCATCAACAAGGCAGAACTGACCGCAACAAAAGACGGAGCAGGACAATACATCAAGGTCAGATACGACATTACCGGCCCGTCTCATCAGGGGCGCGTTGTGTTCGGCAACCTCAATATCAAAAACGCCAGCGCAAAAGCTGAGGAGATCGGGCGGCAACAACTTGGCGAGATCATGCGCGCGATCGGATTGGCAAAAGTTACAGACACCGACCAGCTAATCGGCGGCAGTCTGCAAATTAAACTGGAAGTGCGCGCAGCAACGGAGCAATACGCAGCTCAGAACGAAGTGAAGGGGTTTAAATCAATTACCGGCAGCGCCCCGGCATTCTCTGCGCCAGCATCAACAAACGCAGCGCCGGCAACAACAAAATCAGCGCCACCATGGGCAAATAAGGGCAAGTGACAAAAAAACCCCGAGTTGACAAGCGCTCGGGGGAAGCCATCACTTTAAGGAGACGGGCATGAAAATACCCGAGGCAAATAATAGCATAAGCAACCTAATCGATAAGCGTCACGAAGCATTAGCAGAGCCTCCACGTCCGCATATGGGTTGCAGTCAACTAGGCCATCCGTGCGATCGCTGGTTGTGGCTGTCGTTTAGGTGGGCTGTGCAGACTAAATTTCCGGGCAGGATACTGAGACTATTCCGACGTGGGCAACTAGAGGAAGCAACCATCGTTTCTGACCTGCGCGCAATCGGCATGGATGTCAGAACGGGAAAGCAGCAGGAACGCGTTGAATTTGGCGCGCACGTGTCAGGCAGCATCGACGCAATTATTCAGTATGGAGTTCCAGACGCACCGAGAACGCGCCATATTGCCGAGTTCAAAACTCACAGCAAGAAATCGTTTGATGATCTGGAAAAGAACGGCGTAGAAAAATCAAAGCCAGAGCATTTTGTACAGATGCAACTTTACATGCACGGAACCAAAATTGACCGTGCGCTATATGTGGCCGTGTGTAAAGACGATGACCGAATCTACACCGAGCGCCTGCGCTACGATCAGGAAGTAGCCGAGCGATACATTGCGCGCGGACGCCGAATCGCATTGTCCGATCGTATGCCGGAGCCGATTAGCACTGACCCGAGTTGGTATCAGTGCAAGTTTTGCGACGCGCACAAGTTTTGCCACGAAACCAAAACAACGGAGCACGTCAACTGCCGCACATGCGCGCATAGCACGGCGAAGGAAAGCAGCACATGGCGGTGCGAGCGCCACGACGGCGACGATATACCTGTTGAGTTTCAGCGTGCTGGCTGTGAAAGCCATGTCCTGCATCCGGACCTAGTGCCATGGCAGCGTAAGGATGGTTTGGACGAATGGACCGCAGTTTATGTTATCGAGGGCCGCGACGTGGCAAACGGTGAAGGCGACGCGCATGTGTATACAAGCCGCGAAATACTAGCCAATCCAAAAATGTGCAGCGCTGGCGATGAGTATATCGAGGGCATGCGACAGGAATTTCACGCACGAATTATTGGATAAAAGGAAAAAGCCATGTACGAATACAAAGCAAGAATTGAATCCGTCGTTGACGGTGACACCGTTGACGCAATCATTGATCTTGGATTCAAAACCAGTATGCGCCAGCGCCTGCGACTGGCCCGCATTGACACACCAGAACGCGGGCAGGATGGATATGCACAAGCGCGTGATTTCGTGACGTGGGCAGTGCTTGATAAGCCCGTCAAACTCAATACAGAAAAGGTTAGCAAATGGGGATACTACATTGCAGAGATCACATTGCCAGACGGGCGGAACCTGAGCGATGCTCTATTAGAGGCAGGATTAGCTAAACCGTATGACGGAGGAAAAAAGCAATGACCAGAGACGACATTATCCGCATGGCGCGGGAGGCATTACTACCATCTTGCCATTTAACACATCCGAAAGCTCTGGAACGATTCGCCGCGATCGTTGCTGCTGCCGAGCGTGACCGAATTGCAGACGAAGCCAAGCACATCATAAAGCGAGCAGAGGCCCGTGGCGCCGCTGCCGAGCGTGAAGAGTGTGCGCAGGTGTGTGAAGCGGAGCGCGAGCGATTGTTTGAATGGGGTAATGGCCTGCAGGTAATTACGGCTGACAAACTTACCGAAGCTATTCGAGCAAGGGGTGAAAAATGAACTGGCTGAAAAACAAAATATGCGACTGGTTTCGCGCTGGCGGCGACATAAAGCGCGATTGCTACGGACGGATTAATTGGCAGTGCCGCACGTGTTATAGGTGGGCAGAACCGGTGGACCCGCAAACAGAACTGTTAATGACCGCTGCCCATATTAAGGAAGCCATTATTAAAGAAGTAATACGAGCAAGGGGAGAGAAATGACTGATCGCATTTTTGCGTTTTCAATTGCACTGCAAAGCGACATAAACACCGAGCGATTCCAAGTTGTCGAAAACGGCAAACTGCAAACCTATTGGATGGGCACTGTTTACGGCGGTGGAGTCGCTACCGATGCCGGATTCAAATTCAAAACCCCGGAGGAAGCGTGGGAAAACGCCAGCCTGTTCGTTGAGCAGTGCGCCAAAATCGTGAGCGAGAGACTAAACAAGAAGGTGGAAAAATGACTGACCGCGAAAGAATGAACAAGCACACACCGGGGCCGTGGAATTGGACAGATGATGGGCGAGGTAATAAATGGGGACGCGACCAATTGAATCCTTCGGTGATTTACGCGACGAGAGAGTCGCAGCTTGCAGTATCTGACGAAGACGCCCGCCTAATCGCAGCCGCGCCCGATCTACTGGCAGCACTGCAAGGACTGCTAAGGGGCATTTTCGACGGGCCAGACGAGGCAAACGCAGCAATGCTCATCGCCAAAGCGCGAGACGCAGTAAATAAAGCGACGGGAGAAAAATAATTATGCTTAGGGAGTATCAACAGCGCGCCATTGACCAGTTATACAGATGGTTTGATGTTGCCAATAAGGGCAACCCGTGCCTGGTGCTGCCGACTGGTTCTGGAAAAAGCCATATCGTTGCAGCATTGTGCAAGGACGCTTTGCAAAACTGGCCCGATACGCGCGTGTTGATGCTCACGCACGTTAAGGAGTTGATTGAACAGAACGCCGAGAAGATGCGCCTGCATTGGCCGGGCGCGCCAATGGGTATCTATAGCGCCAGCATTGGAAAACGCCAGCTTGGAGAGCCGATAACATTTGCTGGCATCCAGTCAGTACGAAACAAAGCTGGCATGCTTGGCCACATTGACCTTGTAATTATCGACGAATGTCATCTCGTTAACCATAAAGACGAGGGTGGATATAGGCAGTTGCTATCTGATCTTGCTGCCATCAATCCGGCGCTGCGCGTTGTAGGTTTGACTGCCACGCCATACCGCCTCGGTCACGGCCTGATCACTGACAAGCCCGCGCTATTTGACGATCTGATAGAGCCGGTAAGCATTGAGGAATTGA